TGCTTAATCACTCTACCCCCATGCTTGTCTGGTTCATGGTATGGTAAACTCTTTTTCCCACATTTCTACCCGCTATCTTGTGTTGACGGTTAGGCTTTTGGGTAGATAGCCCCGTAGGAGCGTTTTGAGGCCCCTTAGAGGTCATCGGGGGGCTTTCAGAACCCTTTCCTTTACCCCTCCCCTCCCGGTACAGGGCGAGGGCTTCTTCGGGGGACTGCTCAAGGACATACCAGGCCTGCTTCTGTTTGGGGTCTATCCCGTGGGCGACCTTGTCCTCCCTGTTATTCAGACCCCGGCACTTGATACCGAACCAATCATGGAGTTCCGATACCCTTGTCCTAACCCCCCAGCCGATAATCTGCATGGCTTCCCCGTGGCTGACGGCTTCGGGATACCTCTCTATCAGGAGGTTAAGGGTTGCCCCTAACTGGGTCATCCCCCCGGCCTCGTGGGGGTTATAAACCTATCCTTAGCCCAAGCACAGAGGACAGCGGCACTCTGGATTAGTTCATCAAGACATTCATCCTTGGAGTATTCGCAAGCCACCTTGCACCAAAATTCTGCAAATTCCTCCTCAAAGATGGCCTTCCATTGGAGGTCTGTATGGTGTTGGTCTCCCCATTTTTGATCTTGCCTTTGGCGTTCTAAGGCTATCTTATGGATGATTTTGGAATCTTCGGTTATCTCCCCACAATTATTCATCCCTCTCCCTCCTTCGGTTGTGCGGGGGCTTTCATTTCCTTGTAAATTCCGGTGGAAGCGTTTTGCACCACTCATCAAAACCCTTAACCAACTTCCCCCCCCTTCTCAGCACCCAGCGGGCGAGGCGGAGAAACTGTCCACGCATGAGTTTGTCCGCAAAATACCAAGTCCCCCCGTAATACCAAACTTTACACATCTCCCTCGCCAACTCCTCGGTCTTGGATAGCTTCTTCATGGGGCCTCCTTTTCATCATCATCTTCGATGGAAGCATAAGTTTCATCGAAATGCCGATGGTTCCAAATTGCAATGGCATCCTCCCTATATGGCCTCGATGGTGATTCCGCCTCACACTCCGCACAGCTTACCCAACAAGCATTTTCATTTGTCCTGTTTATGTTCACCCTATGGCTTCCACAAAAAGGACAACACCTGATAAGTTCCGGCTTTCTCATTTCTCCTCCTTAATCCCGTAGCGTTTAGAAAGCCATTTGTTAAAGGCCCTAATTTCCGCATCTTCCGTCATTGCGCCATCAAGATTCGCTGAGGCCAACCAGCATTCCAGCAAGTCCTCCACGGTGATGGGACGGAGGCCGGAGCTTCCGCACGGTTCGCATGGACCCTCTACTGGGACGGGGATAATAAACCCGCAAGAATCTTTTCCCTCAAGGCAGGCAGTTATCCTTCCCGTCCCCCCGCACTTCTCGCACGTCACCTTGTCTTGTGCCATCCTACTCCTTTCTCTCGGTGGGGGTGAGAAGTCTGTTGGCAGTATCTTTTGCGTGTTCCTGCATTTCGTATCCATGACCATCGGAAGTATCAAAACAATCCTGATGGCAAGCCCCCGGATGCTTAGGGTCGAATGCTTGGAGCATTAAATCGAGTCCCTTCTCCAACTCCCTCACCCGCTCCTCGGAGGCTCTGAGGGCTTGAATTAAATCCCCTATATCGAAAATGGGAATGCCCCCCTTCTCCATAAACTCCTCAATCTCCTTCAATCTCTCCTCAGTCATCTCGCCTCCTTTCGTGGGCTGGCTATGACACTCCGGGGGTCTAACGGCTGTTCGTGGCCTCCCCTCGGACCATCTGGACTTATTCGACGTGCCAAGCATAGCCAGCCCCTTGTTTCCACTATGGGTCACTTAACCCTTCCGAAGCAACCCGATCCGGGTATCCCAATACTCCACAGCCTTGGAGGTATAGGGTTCCTTCTTGACCAGGGTTGACTTGATCTTCCAATCCCCCACGATAGTTACGGCTCTGCCCTTACACTTCGCCTTAATGTCGTCCGAAAGCTCCTCGTACCGGGAGACGGACTTTTTAAGTCCCTCCCGTTCCCGAAGCATGGCCTCAAGTTCTTCGTCCAGAATGACCTGGGGCTCCCGGTCTATCGGGGGGAGACAGATATGGTGGAAGGCGCAGGGTTCGCCGTAGGGAAAGCAATACTCCTCGGCGTTCACTCCATCGGGAAGCGTTCCGGCCTTGACATGGGTGTTAATCCTCTCGGCCTTCTTGACCAACCCCTCTGCGTATTCCAGATCCAGGGGCATGGGGATGGCTTTCAGGAAGCCATTGGACTTGTTCTTCATCACAAACACCCCCATCTCCATGTTCCCGAGGAGATTGTAGAGGGTAAGTTGCGCGGGATATTTTTGGAGATGGATCTGTTTCGACCCCCTCATGTCCTCGATGGTGTTGATCTTGTCCCAGGCAAAGGGGGACATGGACTTGATCTCCACCGGGAAGGAGTCACCGTTCTGCTTGAGAATCGCGTCCACCGTCCCGGTAAGTTGGTATTGGGGCCATTCAAAGGGGCGATGCTGTTGTTCTACGTTAAGACCCGCAGCTCGGAGATCCGCGAAAACCGCCTCCTCTTGAATGTTCCCCTCGTCGAAGATGAACTGGAGATCCACTCCATGCAGGGACTTCTCCATGTTCCGGGTCCGACAGTAAACGAGGTAGCGCTCGCAGGGATGCCCCATTTCGGAGCATCGGTTGGAGTTGCACGGGTAGTTCTTGATCCGAGACTCCTTGAGAGCGCGGACAGCCTGGACAATATCCGGGGGGTTCATTTCTTCCCCTTCTTCTCGTCCATCTCAGAACCAAGGGCCTTGATGATTGTGGAGGCTTCCCCCTTAGTCAGGACGGTCAGGGATAGGATTATCGGGTCCTTCCCGAGGATGCTACTGGCTTTCTCGCATTGGGCCCTTTCGTCCCTGAAGCCCGCGGCTGGCATCATCTTCTTGATGGCGCCGATCTGGGACTCGGTAGCCGGGGCGGTGGGGTCTTGGATCTCCTTCTGCCCCTCCCCTTGCCCCCCGTCTGACTTCGGCTTGTCCCGATATTCCACGACCCCGATCTTATCCGTGTCCAGACCAGCCTCTTTGAGGTCTTCCCAGGATAGGTTGCGGATACCCAGGAGGCGAGTGATACCGTTCCCGATGCAGTTGGTGATGGCGGACTTCAGGAGGTCCCCAGCGTCCAGTTCTCCCGGGGGAATCAGGGCCATCTCCCTCTGCTTCGTTTCGGGGTTGTACTTGTAGCGGGTCGTGAAAAACTCGTCCTTTGAACTCCGGGTTCCCACGACCTCGATCTTGGACCCCGACCCCATGAACTCCATCCGAACCTCGTAACCGAAATGCCCGTCCTCGTCGTTGATGCGCTGTGGGTCCCCGATGAACCGCCAGGATATTCCAAACAGCCGGGCGATCTTCTCTGAGCCGGAGGCCTGAAGGTAGGGCTTATCGCCCCCCTTAGCCTTCATCCTGACCCAGTCGTGTTCGTTGGTGAGTCGCATAGCCATCCGCTTGATCTTCTTGATGGCCTCCATCCGCTTCTCCGCTGCCGCCGCGATCTCTACGAGTTTGTCATTCTCGATGTCGGGCGGGGTTATCTCCCTCGGTTCCAAGGGGTATTTCGGTTCTTCGCTTCCGCTTCCGTTTGCCATCGTCTCTCCTTGTGGTGGTGTGTGGTTTAAGTCTTCGGTAAAAGTCCGCGCGTCAGGGGATGCCACCTTGCGGCATCATAGTCCTCACCGCCGTGCATCTGCCTGAGAAGATCCACGTCGTCGAGGATTTCCCGCTTCTCCTCGGCCCTCGGGAACATCCCCTCCATCAGCTCCACTTCCCGGGCGCAGGAGTCCAGGGCGTGCCGGATGCGCTCGATCAGATAGTGGCCCATGCAGAGGCCGTGCGATCCCGAATAGGCCTCCCAGCGCACGACGTGATGGAATCCATCCCGGAGGCACCACGCGCAGAGGACGGGGTGTTGGGTCATAGCCTGGCCGTTTCTTCCCTGTCAGGGTCCAGGGCCATCTGACGTTCCCCGCTCGGGATCGCCTCGGAATTGACAACCTCCCCGGTATCCAGGCGGGTCACGACCTTCACGTCCGTATCGTAATCCAGCAGGACGGCACATTTCACCATCCGCATCTCGTAGCCCGCCCCCACCTTCTCCGCCGCGTTGGTGATTTTGGCCTGGAGGCCATCTATCTCCGCGCCATACTGACTCGTGAT